TTAACTTATACGGATATTTGCAACGTATTTAAGGATAATCATGGCAACCAACATAGATAAAGCACTGTACCAACAACCCCAAGGCATGGAAGAACTGGCTCAAGATGAAGACGCTATTGAGATCGAGATCATTGATCCTGAAGCGGTCAACATCAGTATTGGTGACTTAAAAATCAGCATGATGCCCGGTGAAGAAGATGACTTCGGTGTGAACTTGGCCGAGGACATGGACGAGGGCGCACTGTCTGCACTGGCTGGAGACTTGAGCGGAGACGTTGATCAAGATAAAAACTCACGCAAAGACTGGGAGAAAGCATATACCGAGGGACTCAAGCTCCTTGGCTTGCAGTATGAAGAACGTACAGAACCTTGGAACGGCGCTTGTGGCGTGTTTCACCCCATGATTACAGAAGCTGTGGTGCGCTTTCAGTCGGAGACAATTACAGAACAGTTTCCAGCCGCAGGCCCAGTGCGCACAAAAATAATTGGTAAAGAAACTCCTGAGAAACAAGAAGCCGCGGTTCGTGTCGAGGCGGACATGAACTATGAGTTGACAGAAGTCATGCGCGAGTTTAGGCCTGAACATGAGCGTATGTTATGGAGCTTGCCGGCTACTGGCTCAGCGTTTAAGAAGGTCTACTACGACCCAAACCTTGGCCGTCAAGTATCTATATTTATACCAGCGGAAGACATTATTCTGCCTTACGGAACAACTGACTTAGACACTTGCTACCGCTTGACACACGTTATGCGCAAGACCAAGAACGAGATCATCAAGCTTCAGCAAGCAGGCTTTTACCGTGACATTGAGTTGCCTGACCCCAGCAAAGAGCAAGACAATATCAAGCAAGCCAAGGACAAAGAGACGGGCTTCTCCGACTTGAACGACGAGCGCTACACCCTGTATGAGTGCCATGTTGACTTGGTGTTGGAAGGCGATGAGGACAAAGACGACGACGGTGAACCCACCGGCGTGATGCAGCCATACGTATTTACCCTAATAAAAGGAAGCAATGATGTCTTGTCTATTCGGCGGAACTGGAACCAAGATGACCCCCTCAAACTCAAGCGACAGCACTTCGTTCACTACCAATACATCCCGGGTTTTGGAGCTTACGGCTTCGGCCTTTTCCACCTCATCGGTGGATACGCTAGATCAGCCACCAGTATCATGCGTCAGCTTGTCGATGCTGGGACGCTTTCTAACTTACCCGGAGGTCTTAAGACTCGCGGAATGCGCATTAAGGGAGACGACACCCCAATCGCTCCCGGAGAATGGCGAGACGTAGACATTGCCTCTGGAGCACTGCGTGACAGCATCCTGCCCCTACCCTACAAGGAACCCAGCGTTGTCTTGGCTGGACTGATGGACAAGATCGTAGAAGAAGGCCGTCGCTTTGCCGCAACAGCGGATATGAACGTGTCGGACATGTCCGCACAGGCTCCTGTTGGTACGACACTGGCTCTCTTAGAGCGCCAGCTTAAGGTTATGTCTGCTGTGCAAGCACGTTTGCACTACACCTTCAAACAAGAGTTGCGTCTGTTGGCGGCAATCATCCGTGACTACACCGAGCCAGACTACGACTACGACCCCGTTGATGCCACACGCAAGGCTAAGCAGTCAGACTACGACCACATCGACATCATCCCCGTAAGCGACCCCAACGCGGCCACAATGAGTCAGCGGGTTGTGCAGTACCAAGCCGTCATCCAGATGGCGCAGATGGCTCCAGATATTTATGACCTGCCGCAGTTGCACCGTAACATGTTGGAGGTGTTGGGCATCAAAGATGCCGATAAGCTTGTGCCCCTGCCCGACGACCAGAAGCCCAAAGACCCTGTGTCTGAGAACATGGCTGCTCTGCGTATGGAGCCTATGAAGGCGTTCTTCTACCAAGATCATGAGTCCCACATTAAGGTGCACATGATGGCAATGCAAGACCCCATCGTTATGCAGTTGGTTGGACAAAACCCCAAGGCCGGTCAGATACAAGCTGCAATGATGGCGCACATTGCAGAGCACGTAGGATTTGCTTACCGTCAGAAGATAGAGCAGCAGATGGGTATGCCTTTGCCTCCCGAGGGTGAGAAGATGTCTCCTGAAATGGAGATGGCCTTGTCATCCATGATGGCGCAAGCTGCACAACAAGTGTTCCAGCAAAGCCAACAGCAGGCATCCCAACAGCAGTCTCAACAACAAGCTCAAGACCCAGTGCTCCAGATGCAGCAACAAGAGTTGCAGTTGCGTCAGCAAGAGGTGCAGACAAAAGGACAAGAAATCCAAGGCAAGTTGCAAATCGAGCAACAACGTCTACAACTTGACCAACAACGCTTGCAAATGGAAGCGATGGCCAAGATGGAACAAGCCAAACAAAACAACAAAAAAATACAAATTGATGCTATGAATAAAGCGGGGCAGTTACAGCAACAAAAAGCAGCGGCAAACATTACCGCATTGGGTAAGGCTGGAGACTTAAACCGGCAACGTCAGCAAATGGGTGTGGACTTGGCTAGACAAGCCACACAGAACCAACAAAAGGAGAAACCAACTAAATGATTGAAGACTTCGCACGCGTATTGCGCGAAAAATTACGCACCGACATGAACAACTACGCAGATGACTGCGCTGGTGGGGCATGTCGCACTTTCGAAGAGTACCAAAAACTTTGCGGGGTTATTCAGGGTCTAGCCATCGCAGAGCGCCACTTACTTGACCTTGCAAAGAAAGTAGAAGAAGCCGATGAGTGAACTTGTTTTAGAACCGGGGCAGTATGCCCTGCCTGATGTAATCCAACCCGTCGATGCACCAGTGCAAGACGCTACAGACGAAGAAAAAGCCACCGTGCTGCCAGAGCCGACAGGCTGGAAGTTGCTGTGTGCCGTGCCACCAGTCTCTGAAAAGATTGATGGGACTGCGCTTGATCTTGTACGCGATACAAGCAGTATGAAACAAGAAGAAAGCGCAACCACTGTGTTGTTTGTGATGAAAGTTGGCCCTGATGCGTATAAAGATCAGACCAAATTCCCCGCAGGCGCTTGGTGCAAAGAGGGCGATTTTGTCCTTGTTCGTACCTATTCTGGTACGCGATTTAAGATTTTTGGAAAAGAGTTCCGGCTCATCAATGATGACCAAGTGGACGCTGTTGTGCAAGACCCTCGTGGGCTAACCCGCGCTTAAAGGAGCAGAAATGGCAGAGCAATATAAATTCCCCGACGAACTTGATGACGACAAAAGTCAGAAGGTTGAGATAATTCAGCCCGAAGACGATGTTGAAATTGAGATTGTTGACGACACACCTATACAAGACCGTGGCCGTAGGCCATTGGACAGAGAGGTGGAAGACCCCACTGATGAAGAGATTGAGTCCTATACAAGAGGGGCACAAGACCGCATCAAGGAGTTGACCCATGCGCGTCACGACGAGCGCCGTGCCAAAGAAGCCCTTTTTAGGGAAAAACAAGAACTTGAGCGTCTTGCACAACATTACGTCGACGAAAACAACAAGCTTAAACACTACGTCAACAACGGCACTCAACAGTATGGTGCTATGGCCCAGACCGCTGCCGAGGCGGAAATGGATAAAGCCCGTCGGGTTTTCAAGGCGGCGCAGGAGTCGTTTGACACCGAGGCCATCCTTGCGGCTCAGGAGGCGTTGTTTGATGCTAAGGCAAGATTACAACAGGCACAAAATTTTCGTCCACCCCCTTTACAAGTGGAAGAATACGATGTACAACCTCAACAACAGCAAACCCAATCTGTTCAACCGGACGAAAAAACCCTGCGCTGGCAGGCAAAAAACCAGTGGTTCGGTTCTAATGGGTTTGAAGAAGTTACCAGCTTTGCACTAGGGCTGCATCAAAAACTAGTCAACTCCGGGGTTAATCCCCGCCACGACGAATATTTCGAGCAAATTGATGCTCGCGTAAAATCTACATTCCCCGAAATGTTCGGTGGCGCTAGCGAAAAGTCCCGGCGACCTTCTTCAGTGGTTGCTCCGGCAACACGTTCTACAGGAACTAGGAAGGTTCAATTGACGCCATCACAAGCGGCGTTAATTAAAAAGTACAACCTTGATCCTAAGAAGTATGTTGCTGAAGTTTTAAAACTGGAGAACCAAAATGGCTGAAAATCGCACACCCCGTGATAATGCATCACGCGAAAAATCCGCTCGATCTGTGTATAAACCGTCGAGTGCACTGCCCGATCCTACCCCTGAACCTGGATGGGAGTTTCGCTACATAGCGACTCATGTCTTGGGACAGTCAATGCCAACCAATGTGTCTAGCAAGATGCGGGATGGTTGGGTTCCAGTGAAGGCAGTAGACCATCCAGAGCTGATGCTTGAAGGTAATGACAAAGGTAATGTGGAAATTGGTGGATTGATGCTTTGCAAAATTCCTACCGAAAAACTCGAAGCCATGAAAGAGTATTACGACACGCAAGCGCAGAACCAGATGGATTCAGTGGACAACCACTTCATGAGAAATAACGACCCGCGTATGCCTCTGTTTGCTGACCGAAAGTCTTCAACCAGTCGTGGAAGCGGATTTGGTACAGGTTCAAAATAAAGGAGTCTTAGATGGCTTATCCGGTAATTGACGCCCCTTACGGGCTAAAGCCGATCAACCTGATCGGTGGGCAGGTATTTGCGGGTTCAACTCGTGAATATGCAATCATCAACAACTACGCCACAAACATCTTCTATGGTGATCTCGTGGCTTTGGTTCGCGGTAACTTAGAGCGTATTTCTGTAAGTACTGGTACGTTGGGTACGGTAGTCGGCGTCTTTTTGGGATGCTCGTATACCAACCCATTGACCAAACAGAAGACGTTTTCTCAGTATTACCCAGCAAGTACTGCTGCGGGTGACATTGTTGGTATCGTTTGTGACGATCCTGACACTGTGTTCTCTGCCGTTGTTTGCTCGGCTACTACTGCTGTTGCTTCTGGCGCTCGTGCAATGGTCGGCCAAAACGTGGCCATGATTAACAACACTGGTAACACTGCAACTGGTAATTCAAAGAACGCGGTTCTAGCTCCAAGCGATACGCCTGCAACGACAGATGCTCTGCCTTTGCGTGTGTTGGGTTTGAATCAAGATACTGAAGTCTCTCTTGGTACTGCCACATTCACAAGCATTTCAACCGCCACCATCACTTGTAGCGCAATTCCTTTTGCGTTGCCTGTTGGTACTGATGTAGGCTCATTGGACTCTAACGGCAATTACATTGCTTCAGGCTCCTTTGTAGATACAGCAGCAGCGGCTGGTGCGACGACTGTGATTATGAATCAAGCCCCCATCACTGCTTTTGGTGCAAGCTCAACGTTGGTCTTTAATCAGTTCCCAGAAATTTTGGTGAAATTGAATTTTGGTCAGCACGAGTATTACGCAGCAACTGCTACAGCATAAGGAGCTAAATCATGGCTATTTCACGCGCACAACTACTTAAAGAACTTCTCCCTGGACTGAATGCATTGTTTGGCATGGAGTACTCCCGCTACGGCGAAGAGCATAAAGAAATTTACGAAACTGAGAAATCAGAGCGTAGTTTTGAAGAAGAAACCAAGCTTGCTGGTTTCTCCGCTGCTCCCGTCAAGAACGAAGGTTCTGCCATTGCTTATGACAATGCGCAAGAAGCGTTCACAGCACGCTACAACCACGAAACCATTGCCTTGGGTTTCTCAATCACTGAAGAAGCGATTGAAGATAACTTGTACGACAGCTTGTCTGCTCGCTACACCAAAGCTTTGGCCCGTGCTATGGCATACACCAAACAAGTCAAGGCAGCTTCTGTTTTGAACAACGGCTTCTCCGCTAGCTACGTAGGTGGCGACGGCGTTGCTCTGTTCAGCACTGCTCACCCCTTGGTTTCTGGTGGCACCAACAGCAATCGCCCAACTACCAACGCTGACTTGAACGAAACTTCATTGGAAAATGCAGTTATTCAAATCGCCGCTTGGACAGATGAGCGCGGCCTGTTGATTGCAGCAAAGCCCCGCAAGTTGGTTATTCCTCCTGCTCTGATGTTCGTGGCTACCCGCCTGTTGGAAACCAACCTTCGTGTTGGCACTACCGACAACGACATCAACGCGTTGAAAAACAACGGCTCAATCCCAGAAGGTTACTGTGTCAATCACTTTTT